TTGCAGGCTTTCAAAAGCTGAATCTACTAAATTAGCTTCCTTAGTTAGTGCCGCTAAACTTTCTGCAAAAGGGTCAGTTTCCTGTGATAAGCCAGTTTTTATATCAATAACCGTCTGACCAAAATTTTCCTTTAACTCTAATAATTCATCGTATTGTTTTTGTAATGCTTGGCGTTGCATAGAGTACATATTCTCACCAAATGTGAAGCCATTCACTTCTGGTAATATTTTGTCTAAAATTGTCTCAAAGCCACCACTTTTAAACTTTTCATTTAGCTCTAAAATACTGTTGTACGTATCAAGAGCCGCAGCGTTGATTTCCTCAACTGAGTCAAATGTCCCAGTTTTAACTTGCATACCTAAAAGTTCAGTCATGCTGTCTTGATAAGCTACTATTGCACCAGCAGCCGCACCTAAAGCCTTTCCTTGTTTACCAAAAATACCGCCTATCTTGCCACCAAGAAAAGCACCACCTATGGCTAGAAGCTCATCTTTATGGTCAACTGAAAAACGAAACAGCTCTAATAATTTTTCAGAAAAAACTTTTACGCCATCTTTGAAAGCAGGGTCTCGCAAACCCTCAGTTATACCGCGAATAACATTGCTTGCTTCTGAAAAAACACCAGTATCAGCGACAACTAGCTTTAGCTCACGCCATGCGTCTTGCATCATCGACACTTGACCAGTAAACGTATCAGCTAGTTCATCTGTAGCGCCTTTAGCTGTAGTTGTGCTATTACGCCACATACTGATAATTTTGTTACGCGTTTTATCAGCTGAATAAGACACACCGGCTTCAAAACCCAAAAACGCTGAAACACCACGTTCACGGAATTGATCTGCGCTAGCAATACCGCTAGAAAATGCACGTTGTATCTGCATTGCAGTTTCATCAAATGACAAACCACTAACAGCAGCAATATCACCTGTGATTTGTAACAGCTCGTTTAAATCTTCTACATTGTCAGCAACAGTCAGTAATGATGGTGAAGCGCGTTCAATATCTGCCAAAGCAAAAGGCACACTTGATGCGTACTCATTCATTACCTTAAATGCAATACCAGCATCTTTTGTTGAACCAGTTAAAAACTTTAGCCGAACTTGGAGGCTTTCTACCTCTGCGGCAGTGCTGATAATAGATTTGAGGGCAGCCCCAGCGCCAATACCAAGCAAAGCGCCTTGGACTGATAAAGCAGCGTCTTTAACACGACCTAATGAATTACGAACACCAGATAGTGCTTGCTTGGATTTGTCTTGGGCAAGTATGCGGATTTTTATATCTTGATTACTCATTCCGTTCCTGCTCCATTTTATAAAACGCTAACCAGCCATTAAATTCCGCAACAGGCATTGCTTCTATTTCTTTGACTGTTTTCTTTAACCTGTCACCCAATGCGTAGATTGAGAACATTTCTGGACAGGCTTTTAGTTTCCCAATTGATCTTCTACACTTGGTGATGCAGATATTTCATTCACCACACGTATTAATACATCAGGAGAAACTTTATTCATAAGAGTAGGCTTGTTAGATAAATCAAAAACATTATTACCTTTGGCATCTAACGCTTTCATAATCAAAACGCGAACTAAAAACTCCATTTCATCTTCTTTAGCACTGCGTAAAAGCTTCTTTTTTTCAGCTAAAGTGAATGGTGTTGTGTATATCATGGCATCCCATTCTGGGACTTCGATTACCTTAGTTTCTAGCGTTTCAAAATGGCTAATAGCCGTATCTAAAATACTCATAAAAATACTCCCCGATTTAAGCTCCCCGAAAAGCTCAACGGCAAACGCATCGGGGAATTACGTCTTTCAGCTTGCACCTAGCCGCTGAACCTCTTAGACAGTGGTTTCGGTAAACGCACCGCTGCCTGTGAAACTAAAACTAGCTTCAACCATGCCATCAATAGACGCGCTAACGCTGATCTCAGTGACAATAGCTGTGCCTGTGCGGTAAACATCACCAGTGCCTGCACCCTCTGGGTAAAAGCTAATACTGACCTCAGAGCCAGCCGATAACGCATCTTGACCAGCATCAGATTCATCCCAAAACACCTCAGCGGAACCAGACCATGAAGTCTGACCAGCTTTGTAAGTTTTAGCTGTATCATTCAAAGTGGTATCTTCGATAGTGCCAGCTGTTTCTGCGTAGTTGTATGAGCGTAATTCGCCAAGCGTATTAGCCCCGATCTTGATGATTCCCTCAGAACCAGTATGATTAGCCATTGTCACTCACCTCTTTTTTGGTTGGCTTCTTCTTTGGTGTAGGCTTTTCATCAGCCCAACCGCGATTTTTCATAATTTGCACCGCGCTTCTGTGAACATTCACAACTTCACGGCCTTTGTACATTTTCTTCATGCTGCACCTCTGTCGTAGAAATAGCGCACTTGTGCAATCAGTGTTACACCGCCTAATGGGTCAATAACGCCTTCGTCTGTTGAAACGTCAGTAATTTGCGTATCGTTGGCATAACCACCTCTGGTACGATCAACTTCTAATGCTTCTTCAATGGCTTCTATCAACTCATTACGCGCTGTATCAATCGCTGCACCTTTCACAAAGCCAACAATGCGATAACTGATAACAGCCTCACGCGTTCCTGTGGTTGCGTCTGAGCGTGTTTCATCGCCACTCTGTAGCCATGCAGCAGGAAACTGGGCATTACTTAAACGCTCATAATCAAAAGGCTCACGGGTTATCTTCTTAAGGGCTGGGTTTGTCATATCCCCTAGCACTGTCACGATGTTTGCCGCAATGCTTTCACGAATGCTCATCTAAACAGTTCCTTTTTAAATACCTTACGCAAGCGATCTTCTTCTTTACGCGTTAAACCAAACCAAGGACGCGTCTTGTTGTTACCTTGCGCTTTGATTTCTTCTTGCCTTTGGGTGAAGCCAATAACCGCTTGAAACCTTGTGTTTTTTGTCACCTTTAATGCACCAAGCATTTTTCCAGTGTCATTCAAATCAACTCGGCTAGTTGTGCGACCTTTGGCTTTTCGATAATCAGCGTACTTAGGGTCATAAGCTGGAAATCCACCAAACAACCCTTTGCCTTTTTTAGTGCGGTCAAGGATTGTATTAATGCCCTCGATAGCAGTACGCCCTAATGCCCTTTCAACCTTTTTCGGCTGTTCTTTAATCATCTTGTTTAACAAGCGATCAACAGCTTTTGTGTCTACTTGAACACTGGTTGTTATCATCTAGTTAGCCTGCCAAAATGTGTTGGCGTTCTTTCATCAACACTAATCACGCCATCATCATCTGCGTCATACTCGACACCATCCTGTAGAACTTCGCTAAATTCTTCCTTGTAACAAACCTTGTAAAAGTCGATCATTTTTGTGAAACGATCTTCACTGTTCCAAGTTGCTAGCTGGGGTAAGGCGTATTTCCACAAGACAAGGTAGGCAGCGGCTTTAGTGAACTGACTTTCGGTCAAGTAAGCTGGTTTTAGCTCACCCGACCGATTCGTCATAGGCCACCATTCGCGTCTTAATCTACGCTCTATATCAGCCTGTGCGTGGACGTGTTCACTCGTAAATGAATCAATACCCAAGCTCAGAATGTCAGGCTGGATAGCAACTAGATCACTATCAACGCTCATCGCCATAACTCAGACCTTATACAGCAGAGTCGAACTGTAGGTATTGACCGAATGAATCAACCAATTCACCTACGCCATAACAAGCTGTCGCGTTTAATTCCCAACCACGTAGGGAAGCGTCACGCTGTGGCTCAATGTTTACATCCCACTTAATAGCTAGACCAAGAGCGTTAGGAACAAATACAGCACCAATCGCATCATCACCGCCATCAACAGAAATATTGGAAGATTCATAAACATCGACACCAGCGATAGAACCAACGTAACCATTACGCATAGCTTCGTTTTGAAGATCGCCACCATTAGGATTAGCGAAAGCGTTAGTTAAGTTAGACTTCAACTGATAGGCTTGGTAAGGATGGATAACAGCAGCCATCTGACCAGTAGCATTTGCAGCGCGTAAACGTGCAGCCGCTTTGAAAATGTCAGCTACAGTGATTTCAGTGCCAGTACCAGCAAAACCACCACTAAAACCAGAAAATAAACCGATAATGTCAGAGTCCATTTTCTTAGCAACAGCTTCGCCTAGTATGCGACCCATATCACCAGCAGTGTCACCAGTAGCAGAACGTGCAGCTAGGTCAGTTAATATGGCTTGAACACCAACTTCACCAACAGAAATAGTCTTGGAAGTGGTAGAAACAGTAGTGGAGGAAAGGTCTGTACCTTCGGTCAATGCAGATGCAGCGATTTCAGGGTATACAGGAACTTGTACAGTCTTACCTGATTCGCCAGAAATGTCATAAACAGTGACAAGGTTTCGAACAAGAGACTGCTCTTGAGCAGTAAAGATTGCTTCTTTGATAATATTACTAAACAGATCGTCTAGTGTTGCAGTTGTAGATGCTGCCATTTTAGATACCTCACGTATTTAAGATTTACGCAAGGCATCCAAATGGGCGACAGAAACCTTGCTAACTGGGTTTGATATAGCCGCCAGTGTTTTTACCGCGACCAATCGAGCGCCTATAATCTGCATATTCAGACATAGACATTTCACCCACAGACTTAGGCTTCTGTGTAACGCCACCAACATTGCCAGCACTTCCAGCGCCACCCTGAGTGGCTTTGACAAAATGCGGATTAGTTGTCAAAAAATCACTAACTAATTGATTAACTGTCAGTGGTTCTCCATTGTCACCATACCGCGTGTTTCCAGAGTCATCCACAACTTCTGCGCGACCCTCATCAGAAAGTTTGACTTGATGTTTTAATAGCTCGGAAACCTGTGTAGGTGCAACAGCTTGGCCTGATTCAGCAGCGCGTAAAATAGCGCCATCAACTTCATTATTGGTGACCATAGCCTTTAGTCGCTGTATCTCAGCATCTTTCTTTTCAGCTGTTTGCTTTAATACTTTTTCGAACTCGCCTTTCTCTTTCTGTCTTTCAAGTTCGGCTGTTTCTTGGTCTTGCTGCCATTTTTTATAGGAGTCCAGATCGACTCCCTCCAATTTCTTTTCGTGCTTTCTACGCTCACGCGCCACGCGGTCAGCAACGATTTTGTCAACCTCTGCTTGGGTGAGGGTTTTTTCTGTTGGTTCATTAACAACTTCGGTCACTTCTTCACTCATAGTTATCCCCTTAATCAAAAACAGGTCTGAAATGATGGCGGCAGTTATAGCCACCGCGAACAATAAAAGGGTCTCCAGCGGATTTACCAGACCAAATTTCATTAGCCCACTTTTCGCGGATTTCCTCTGTGGTAAAAATCTTGCCAGCATTATTACGACAAAACTCACGCGTATCACGTACACTTGAGCCGTAATATTTCCATTTTTCTGCACCGAGTTCCAAAGCGGTACTAATGTTTACGCTGGCTGAAAACTGCATAAGAGAATCATGGGCAAAGGCAACAGCATATCGCCTTAAATTATTGCCAACACGATCTCTAGCGTAAATGGTGTGTAACTTATCAACAGCTTGTTTAACCATGTCGGCCTTGGCTGCATCATCTCTGTTGTCGCGTATAAAATCGACAAGCTCTTGGGCTTCATCGTTATTACTTTGTATATACACACCATTAATAGAGTGGCGTATATCCATTACAACATCAGTGATCGGCTTACCAGCAATAGTGGCTTGATACACGTTGCGCGATATAGTCTCTAAATGCGTATTAGCTATTTCTTCAAAGCCTTGAAAACTTAACCGCTTTAACTGGCTTATATTTTCCGCTTGTCCAAGTAGTAAATCATCACTATTCTGCGTAAATAACGTCATGACACTTGCTGCGGCTTCATCATAGTTATTAACTAATGCGTCAACCTCAGCCATAAGATTAGCTTGAATAGATTGCCTAAACTCTGCCCTAGCTGCTATGGCTGCATCTAAATCAACAAGGTTACTGGCTTCGGTAGGTAGATTATTAGCAATGCGTATAGCATCAACTTCTAACGCTGCCAAAGCCTCATCTAACCGAGCAACATGCTCATCAGCCAAACGCTCAAGGTTGTCAATGTGGCGATCTTCAACACCCATTATACGGCCTCAAGTTGTGGGCTAAATTCGCCAAGTCTGCGAGTGCTGTTTTCAATCTCACCAATAGCAGCCACCAAGTCCTCATCGCCTAACACCAATTCAGCAATCGCTTTATCAACGCCTTGATTAAATGTGGTACTAGTTACACCTGATGCTCTGGCCTTTTGTAAGAACTCAAGCTCAGTACCATAATCACGCAAGTTAAACGAATCAGGGTAATCGACCATAATGTCATTGCTTGTGTTTTGCCATTGGCTGTATAAATCCCAAATCTGTTCTTCTGCCAATTCTAATAGATCAGCCTTTTCTGACAGCTTGGCATTGAGTAATTGAAACTCAGTTTGTAAAGCTACACCTGATTTTGTTTGCGCCTCAGTAGCACGAACAGCACCCATGTGAGTCATGCGGTTAATGGCCTCAACTTTATCTGATATGCTTGCGCGTATAGCGTCTAAGTTGCCACCATTAGGCTGTAGCAAATAAGGTTTAATTTCTTCTGAATCATCAGCAACAATAACACCGCCTGCGCCTGCACTAGCATCAGTGTTCTGACCCATTACTAAACTTGGGTGGTTAGTGATACGGATAAGCTGCTCGATTTCTGATAATTCGTTGTAGATCGCCTTTTGCATATAGGCAACGTCTGTAATATCACTAATACCGATACCGCGTACTGGTGAGCGATTAGCGTATAAGCAGACAGCAGGAACACGGCCTAATGGGTTCTCTATAGTATCGACTAACTCAACATCATCACCTTTAGCATGGTAGCTATGAATCTCATCTTCACCCCATACACGATAAAATGATTCATCTGCCGATGCCCACTCACGAACTTTAAGCATGGTTAAGGTATAACGA